ATACCTGTCCTCGAAAAGTTATACCCGTGGTTTGAACCGAAAGGTTTAGTCGTAGATACTTTACTCCTTTCACGTTTGTATCACGCAGACATGTATCAGCGTGACTCTAAACGTAAGGAACCACGTATGCCATTGCAACTTTATGGCCGTCATTCTTTGGAGTCATATGGGTACCGTCTTCGTGAATATAAAGGCGAGTTCGGTAAGACATCTGACTGGAAAGAATGGTCACAAGAAATGCAGGACTACTGCATACAAGATGTAAACCTTACAACAAAATTATGCGATCACTTCCACCCTTACCTGAGTGGGTCGCTCTCGAGCATGAGGTAGCTCAGACATTATCTAGACAAGAAAGACATGGATGGTATTTCGATGAGCGGTCTGCATGGAAACTTGCATCGACTCTCGAACAAGAACTTCAAGATCTTGAAAAAATACTTCGGGCGAAACACCCTTACGTCGCAGGAAATGAATTCACTCCAAAGCGAAATAACAAAACTAGCGGCTACATCGAAGGAGCAACCTTCACTCGACTCAAAGAATTAAATCCTACATCAAGGGATCACATCTCATGGATATTGCAAACATTTTATGGCTGGACTCCGACTCAACTGACAACTACTGGGAAGCCAGTCGTAGACGAAGTTATTCTGACAGAGATTGCGTCAGAGATTTCTACAACGTTTGCGAGATGTTTGACGGTAACGAAAATGCTTGGGATGTTATCGAACGGCGTGAACGCATGGCTGAGGCTATGTACGACGTCTAGTCGCATCCATCATCACTGTTCAGTTGCTACATCCACGCACAGATGTGCCCACAGAAAACCAAATTTAGGACAAACGCCAAGTGATCATGAATTCAGAAAACTCTTTCAAGCAACGCCTGGTCAAATTATGGTGGGTGCCGATCTTTCTGGTATCGAGCTACGGATGCTCGCACATTACCTTTCTAAATGGTCTACGGAATTTGCCGACACCCTCCTCAATGGAGACATCCATCAAGTCAACGCTGACCGAGTCGGTGTCAGTAGACGAGCTATCAAAACAATTACCTATGCCTGGTGCTATGGGGCTGGAGATGAAAAAATAGGGCATAGTTTTGACCCACAATTATCATCAGCTAAAGCTAAAAAGCAAGGCAAAGAAATACGTGCAGCTTTTGTAGCAGCAATCCCTGGTATGTCAGATCTGATTGCCAATATAGACAAGGCTTCTAAACGAGGTTTTATTAGATCTATTGACAATAGATTTATTACTCTTGATAGTCCTCACAAAGCTTTGAATTATTTGCTCCAGTCAGGAGCCGGTGTAATTGCGAAACGTTGGCTTGCTATCAATCAACAAACTATTAAACAAACAGGGCTGTGTTGTTCACAGCTTGCCTTTATACATGACGAATTACAATTCGAGTGCGAGTCAAAGCACGCCAAAGATTTGGCAGCATCCTTGGTATTCAGCGCAGCAGCGGCTGGCGAATACTACAACCTCAGAATCCCAATCGCAGCAGAAGCAAAGATCGGACAAAACTGGGCAGAGGTCCACTAAATGAGAATCTTTATTGATAGTGCAGACGTTACTGAAATCCAACGTGCTTGGGAAACTGGGCTAGTAGATGGTGTAACAACTAACCCATCTCTGATCAGTAAGTCAGGACGTAAACCCACTGATGTGTACGCTGAGCTTCAACAGATGGGCATCAAAGATGTCTCTATGGAAGTGTATGCGTCATCCAACTGGCAGGAGATGTATAGAGAAGGCATTGAGCTTGCAGAGTTATTCAACAATGCAACGATCAAATTACCAATGACTGTAGCTGGCCTGAAGGCTTGCAGAACATTCCCTGATGATGTGCGTACAAACGTGACTCTGGTATTTAATGCTGCTCAAGCACTGCTTGCAGCAAAAGCTGGTGCAACTTATGTGTCACCTTTTGTTGGACGTATTGATGATCAAGGCTATGCAGGTTTAGAGGTTGTTAAGAGTATTGCAAACTTGTTCATAACTGCAGGTTTGGGTACACAAGTTCTTGCAGCATCTATTCGCACTCCACATAGAGCAGTGAGATCTTTTTACAACGGAGCTGACGTAGTTACTATGCCATCAAATGTATTCTGGGATATGTATAAGCATTGCCTGACTGATCAAGGTCTACAAATTTTTGAAAAAGCCTATGAAACTACTGGTTGACGCAGACTTTATTGTATATAAGTCTTGTGCCGCCGCTGAAACAGAAATAGATTGGGGTGATGATGTCATCCTTGTCACCAGCAAATTTAGCGAAGCGTATAAAAATGTTCTAAGAGAACTACATAAAATCAAAAACGAATTTATCTGGGACACACCAGAGTTAATCTTGTTCTTCAGTGACTCTAAGAATTTTAGGAAGAAAATTTATCCTAGTTATAAAGGTCATCGAAATCGTAAGAAGCCGTGTGGCTATCGACGAGTGATTGAAGAACTTAAGAATGAATATAAAGTTATCAGGATGCCAGAGCTTGAGGCAGATGATGCCATGGGTATCTACGCTACCTCTAATCCTGGCAATATTATTGTCAGTCCAGATAAGGACATGCGTCAAATCCCTGGTCGCTTGTATAACTTAGACGAAACGATTGTCGTTACACCTGAAGAGGGTGCCAAGTGGCATCTTATTCAAACGCTAGCCGGAGACCAAACCGATGGCTACAGCGGAGTACCGGGAATCGGCGTGAAACGTGCAGTGGCTTTGTTTGATGAGGATGGTTACAACTGGGAGACAGTTGTCAAAGCCTTTGCAAGTAAAGATCTCGATGAGGATGCTGCATTGATGAACGCACGTCTTGCACGAATACTTACCTGCAATGACTATGACCCAATCAAGCGATCAGTTATTCCATGGACCGCCTCCACCAGTTATCGAATTGACGATGGAGCAGCAGTTCAAGATGAGAAAGATTGATGACTACCTAGCCATGGCTAGTAAGGAAGACATCATCACTGTATTTATTGCCCTGCAAAGGCAGAACTTTGCACTTGCAAACACTGTTAGTAACTTAGTTAAAAAATGGCCGATTCACCCCGCCACTACACACGCGGATCAATAGAAGTCTGGGACTTTATCCGTGACCAGGGATTAAATTATTTCCGTGGTAATGCAATTAAATATTTATGCCGTGCCGGTTTCAAAAGTACTCACACAGAGATTGAGGACCTTAAGAAGGCTATCCATTATCTTGAAAATGAACTCCACCACACAACAATTAACCTTGAAAAGTCTCAGCGATCAAGCAATACAATTCCGCTCAGCGTATGGGATCCAGAACAGCACGGCGAACCGGACTATGCAACTGGATTTGATCGCTGAAGAATATAATGAATTCAGAGAATCCATGCGTGAGGGCTATGTCCAAGAGCTAAAAGAGTTAGCAGACTTGGTATATGTTTGCTTTCAATACGCTGAGAATATGGAATGGGATTTAGAGGAAGCACTCAGTCGTGTCCATAAATCAAACTTGTCCAAGCTTGGTTTGGACGGTAAACCTATCCGTCGTCAAGACGGCAAGGTCCTGAAGGGACCAAATTATCAACCACCTGACCTACGAGATCTTGTACATGCCTGAACTTATTTCTAGAACTGGACGTGTCCAATCATGGATTGATGATCCTGATGGACGGTTGCCTGTGTCGTGCACAGTATTTGTTGTTGATGACTCAATGGAGGGTCCTGATGGAATCGAAAGCTCATGGCGTTTCGCCTCTCATGCACTCCGCAATGGCGCTGGATGCGCGATCCACCTTTCAAAACTACGACCGAAAGGAAGCGATAATGGCAAAGGACTTGTTGCTTCAGGTCCTGTATCGTTTGGACGAATATATAGCTCACTCAACGAAACTCTAAGGAGGGGCGGAAAATACAAGAACGGTGCGATAGTTCTGCATTGTGACGCTAACTCTGATGACATCGAAGAGTTTATAAATACACCACGTGATCAACTGCCATGGGTCAAGCGTTGTGTAGATATGACCGATGAGTGGTGGCAGAACATGGACATCATCACTCGTACAAAACTCATCAGCGGAATGAAACGCGGTGATGTATGGCTCAACAAAGTTAAATACGACAATGAAGGAGAACGAATTTATGGAAACGTCTGCCTTGAAGTTTACCTGCGCTCACGCGGCACATGCTTGTTGCAACATATCAACCTTGCCGCCTGCGAGTTCGACAACATTCCCTCAGCTTTCGTTCAGGGTATGCAGGAGTTGTGTGACCTCCACAGTAGAACTGGTGTCGGCGATTCAGGAGAGTATCTCCCATCAGAGACAGACAGACAAATTGGTCTCGGGATGTTGGGACTTGCCAACCTCCTTCGACGATATGGAATAACATACAAACAATTTGGTGATGCTTTAGACCAATACAACCACGGGTTGTTGCGTGCATCGCCTGCCTACACGCTTGCTCAAAAGCTTGCAGAAGGCATCGAGAGTGCAGCGAAAGTTGCACGTTCACACAATATGGTACGAGCGTTTGCAATCGCTCCTACAGCGTCTTGTAGCTACCGCTCACAGGACCTAGATGGATACACAGCTACTCCTGAAATTGCACCACCTATCGCACGCACTGTTGACCGCGACAGCGGAACCTTTGGTGTACAAACATATGACTACGGTGACGTAGAAATTGCCTCTGCAGTCGGATGGGAGGCATTTAAGAAAGTATCCGACAACATAATGATAATGTTGGATAGGACTGGACTTCTTCACGGATACTCCCAGAACTGGTGGTCAGATATGGTCACCATGGATGAGGACTTTATTGAAGAGTGGCTAGAATCGCCCCAGACTTCCCTCTACTACTCCCTTCAAGTGATGGGTGACGTACAGGATAAGTCAAGCGCATATGCTGCTTTGGATGAAACTGATGTCAACGATTACCTGATGGGGCTTTTAACAGAACCTCAATGTGATTGTCAAGAATGAATCCTTATCAGAAACTATTAAATAGAAAACGAAAGTGGACGCCAGTCCAAACAGAAGCAGGCAAGTTAAAGGAAGGTGCTGAAGAAGCATTCTTCCGAGCACTTGCTCTGCGCCATATGGAACTCCCCGTAGGGGACTTTATTACTGATGCACTCGATACTGAAGTACCACCGCTCGCGAGAGATCTCCTTCTCTCTAATGTCACAGACGAAGAGAACCATGATATGGCACTCGGTTACATCGCCAATGCTCACGGCGTTGACGAGAAAGCTGAAGCCGAGGCACTCAAACTACGAGAAGCTTGGGTGTCGCATCCAGATCACACAATTACAAAAGCGTTGGTTGCCGAGCGTGCAATTTTCTTTGTACTCTTGCCGTTTTTTCGCTTTAACGCTGATGCTGGCACAAGAACGGTGAGCGCCGATATTAGTCGAGATGAACAAATTCACGTGGCTGCCAATAGTTTGGTTCATACTGAGCTGGGGCATAACATCAGTAGCTCTCTTGATTTACTCAGGAAGGCAACTATAAATTGGGTAATGCAACCTCTTGCTTATCAGCATGAGTCGCGTTATCTATCTAGAAAATTCTGGCTTGAGTCATCTGACAACCTGATGTATCAGGGTAAAGCACCAGAATTGTCCGATACTAAAGCAGGAAGAATGCCTGCATTCTTTGAACACTCTAATGTCAACCTCCCTCAATATGCTTGAGGTCTTCGGAATGGAGGCCAGAAGCGTACTATCAGAAATGGAAACACGATTCCCACCAGTCAATCCTACACCTGATGATTCAATCGAAAAGATCATGTACCGCTCTGGTCAACGTTCAGTTGTGGAGTGGTTAGTAAACCGACTTGATGATAACGATGGCTAAACTAAAAAAAAAGTTTTCAGAGCTTTCTGATAAAGTCAAGACAAGACTGAAAAATAAACATGGTGGTAAAAAAGCAGCACAGGCTGCCCACTCTCAAGCACGAAAAGAGTCTGGTAATAAAGCTGACAAGCCTAAAAAGAAAGCCGTTAAGCTTATTAAAGCAGACAAAGGCAAACTTAAACTTAAAGAAGCTAAAAAGATTGCCGATAGAACTGGCCTGTCAATTAAGAAAATTACTAAATTAGCATCTAATAAAGTTCCGGATAAAAAGCTTGGTAATAAATACCAACAGAAAGTTAACCAGGCTAATTTAGATGCAGTCATGAAAGCAGATAATTATACACCACCTAGCACTGATAAA